GCGCCACTACCTGTCCATTTAACGATCACTTCGCGAGGATCGTTTTTAAGAATTTTTTTAAGTAAAGGCATTTTTATTTCTTATTAATATAGCCACGAACAGAACCCTTCATATCGGGAAACTTTTCTTCGTATTTTTGAACAGCTTGCTTAACACTTTTAGCATAGTTTGTGGAAGCAATATATTCACCATTATGTTTATTATGAAGATCAATCTTAGGGTTATTTTCATGATAACCATACTCTTCTTCATTAATAGCAACATCTGTATCAATTTCTTCGGATTCAAGTTTAATGCTGTGAACCAAGTTATTCGAAGAACCGGGATTTTCGTCATGATGTTTGTAATATTCTTGCCAAGCAGCATTTCTAGCTTTGCCATGATTAGCTTGACGTTCAGCACCTTTGTATGTTGGATAACCTTTTGGGTTTCCAATAATCTTGTTGTTAGTATCGCGAATATAATACTTTTGTGGTTTAGTATCTTCAGTTACACTACGCAGAGCGCGGATGCTCAATTCTTTCATTACTGCATCTTTAGCTTCAGTAATATCAAGGGTTTCAAATTTTTCTAAAATACTCATTGTTGTACTGCTCCGGTAGGATTATTTGGGTCAATCCCATATTTTGATAAAACATCCATTTCAAGTTTCTGTTGAACCAACATATCTTCTTGATTTTCTTCTTCCATTTCTTCAATCTCTTGATCAGTCATACGCATAATTTGTCTTTGAACTTTGCGCTTACTGATATATTTACCCACATAAGGATCAGCTAATTGAACGCTTAATAAACGTTCTTTCATCATTTCCGATTCTTTAATTTCTGCGTAGAAGTTATCTACAACATAGTTAAAGGTAAGATGGGGCTTAATAGCTTCCCAATCTTCGGATGTAGCGATACCCTTAAGGATAATATTTGTCTCTAAAACATCCATGAATAGTTTATTTAACTTACGACGAAGTTTGTCAATAAACTTAGAAAACTTAATTTCATCACGAGATATTTCATTCTCTCTTCCCATATTGAATGTGCTTTGATTGCCACTCAAACGAGAAATAGGAATATTCAGAGATTGATATAATCTATTCTGGAAGTATTTAACATTCTCAATACTTCCCAAATCACCAGCACCATCAAGTGTGGTAATTTCTGTTGCCTTACCACCAGATGTGCGTGGCAACCAAATATCTTCTAAAATAGAAGTATGCTTCTTGTCATCTTTGATAACACCGGTTGATGCATCATAGACTTGTTTATTTTTATAGCGTGACATAACATCACGGATATGTTGTTCACCTTTTGTTTTGGTCATACCATTGACATCAACGTAGAAAATACGTCTTTGTGGGGCACGAACCAAACGATGAATAACTTCAGCATCTTCCATCATACGAAGCTGATTCAATGGACGAATCGCTTTATGCAGATATGAAAGAACATTACCGCTATTCTTATCAACAGGGCCAAATGTACAGTATGCGACAGCATCCACAGCAATCTTTAACCCCATACCCTGTACACCCAAAGCACTACCTTTATTGGCATATACATAGTATTCATTTTGACCAACGACTACATCTACTTGTGTCTTTGCGTCTTTTTGTTTTTGAATTTCAACAACACGCTTTAAACGTGCAACATCAAACGGGCGCAATTCAATTACACCAGTTTTAGGATTATCTTTATTCAAAACTTTGTGATATGCCAATCTACCATCAACATAAGCAGAACGAACAATATCAGAGGCATTTTCTTGGAAGTTAAGCATACGCAGAACTTCGTTGAATTCTTCAATAATAATATCTTTTGTCTTTTCGGAAATGCCTTTAGCTACATCTTCACTAAAATCTAGAGTAACAGATTGCTTTTGATCATCATAAACAACAATTTCGTTTACAATTTCGTCAATAGCCATATCAATATCAGAAATAAGAGAAATATCTCTATATCGCTGTACTAATTCACCTTCACCACCAGCAGATGATGGGTCGATATCGATAGAAAACGAGTTATAAGCGGCAGTACCTGCAACACTGGTATCAACAACCAAACCTCCATCTTGATTATCTGACGGAAGAAAAGATTTTGGTTCGAGATTATCTCTGGCTCTCTTAATTTGAAAGCCAAAGATAGTCATTCCAGTGTTATCGCTTGTTGTAGTTTGTGCCATTCAATTCCAAATAAATGATGATATAATCACTTATTTATTGGTTGAAATTAGACCGTATCCCAATAATCAACAGAGAATTCGACTTGGAATTCTTCGATTGCTGTAGTAGCACCGAAGTCAAGTTGAATTTCAGAGATTGTCTGGGGCCAGCAATGAAACATTTTGTATGACTTGATTGCATTGTCATTACGATCCAATTGCTGTACAATTAGGTCACGTTCATATGATTCTGGCTGCAGACGACCACCAACGGTTTGGTGTTCCAAAACACCCTTAGACCAACGTTCAAATGCATTACGAATCAAGAAGTCGTTATCATTTAGAACAGTGACGCTCCAATTTTGGAAAACTCGTTCACCAGCAACTTTTACAGGGCGACCCCGGAAAGGTACGTCAATTGGTTGAATTGTGGATGCAGGCAGTGTGGTTGCTTTAACCAGAAACTCACCCTTCACAGCAGCATCAGCGCCAGCGACCCACTCAGGGAAAGTTAAGATAACTTTGAACTGGGTGGGACGAGCGCCCCCACCAGACAACATAGCGCGAAATTGGTCAATACGTGTTGCCATTTTATATTCTTCTTTCTAATTAAACTTGTGCAGCGACATCAAAGGAAACGGAACCATTTGATGCGACAAATGTTAGTACAATAGCATTGATGCTATAATTTGGTACAACGATAATTGTCCCGGCAAATTCATTTGCAGAAACTACAGCAGTAGTATTGTTGGTTGTATCGCAGATAACTTTGAAAGAGCTAATACCACGGCGACCTTGAACACCACGCAGATATGGTTCCACAGCAGCAATGAATTGTTGACGAGTGATTTCATCGTTAAAATCAAACAGTTGGTATTTCGACATACGAGCAATTGATTTTTCCAAATTCAGGAATAATCTACGCACGTTAATGCGGTCAAATGCGCTAGGCTTTGTTGTACCAGTCTTATCGCCAAACAAAACAGTGCCTTGATTAGCAAAAGTTACAACAGAGTTAATAGATTGCTTGTACAGTGCGTCACGTTGGGTTTGATTTGGATTCCAAGCCAATTTGGTAACACTCTTAACTTGACCTTTGGTGTAACCAGCAGGGCTATACCATGTATCATGAGTTTGATCAACACGAGCAGCCAAACCAGCAATATCACTATTCAAAGCAACCCAACGGTATTTGTCGTTGTACTTGTCGTACTGGTATTTGAAACCGCTATCGAAGACTGCGTAAGAAGATTCACCCATTGCAGTTTTAAATGCAGTTGCATCAGTCAACTTAGTTGCACTGGTACCAAAAATAGGTGAACCATTAGCCAGAGTAGCAGAAACAAACACAACGCAGTCGCGACGAGCTTCACCGATATTATCAACAACATATTTTGCAACAGTATGGCTCACTGTGCCCACTGGAAACAATGAAATGTCATACAGTTCGGTATCTTTAAAAATATCCCAAGCCGATTGCAATTCACCATCAGTAGGTGCATTATCGTCAGTACCACCAGAAAGTTGGAACGTAAAATCGTAACCAGCAGCAGCAGCAGTATCAACTAATGTATCAAATGCATTACTGATAACCGATGTGCCCCAATCAGTTGTACCAACAGGGTGATCCATCCAGTAAACATAGTTGGATTGGTTGCGAATCACGTTAGCGTAGTAGTTATTCAAACCTTGGTAAGAAATAGCATCGCTACCCTTAGAGACATACGCAAAACGCTCCAGAACGGTTCCGGGGGTGCCAGAGAAACGTCCCGCAGCATCCAGCACTACAATGTGTAATTCGTCGTTAGAGCCGCCTTTAGAAGCTGCATAATCAGATGTGCCCGGTGCGCTATTGAACAGGTCTTTATATGCCCATGTGGAGAATGTTGCTGAATCAGCAATAGACACCAGAATAGAGTTACCC